TTCTTGCTACTTCAGTACCATCTCTTTGTTGAAATATTAAATCTTTTGCATCAACAACAGGCCCTATTATAACGTCACCAGAAGAATTAGTTATTCCTAGTATTTGTGTTCCACCATCTTTTAATTCAAATCCACCACCATCAGCGTCTAAAACAATGTTAGAGGGAGAGTCTAATGTTATATCACCAGAAGATGTTGCTATTGTAACTGCCGCATCACCTGTGCTTATATTATCTGCTGCTACTGAAGATGACTCTGCACTAACATAGGTATTTAATTGTGATGCATTAATATATTTTGTTGTGCCACCATCATCTATTAAAAATTTATCTGAATCAGCTACAGTTATTGATGTACCATCTGTAGCTCCATCAACTTGCACTGCCGCACCAGAAACTTTATCTGCTGTAGAAATTGTTGCTAATTTAGAATCAGCTATTGCCGCACTAGCATTAATGTCTGCGTTAACAATAACACCACTACCTATAGCGGCTGTACCACTTGAAATTGTTATATCACCACTAATGCCGCCTTGAACATATGTAGCTACTCTTGACATAGCAGCTTTTCTTTCTGTTCCTCCTGCACCATCGTCAACAATAATTAAATCTGCATCAGCAAGGTCAGCTCCTATGTCGGTGGCTCCATCTATTTCTAAAGCACCTATATCTACTTTACCTGCTGTAGAAATAGTTGAAAGTTTTGAATCTGCAATACTCCCCGCAAGCATATCGTTAGTTATAGAAGAGTCAGCTAAAGCAGGAGACGAATACATGCTATGTATTTCATCACTTCCATCCACATAAATAATTGTTTTTTTACTTGTTGGTATAGTTACTGTTGCTGCTCCAGAACCTGCTGTGCAAATAACAGAACCATCAGAACCATTGTTTATGTAATATGTTTTTTGTTTGTTAGGAAAAGTAACTGTTCTTGTTGTTCCCGGAGAACCCGTAAATTTAATTACAGCGTGTCTACCATTGTTGTCTGCTGTTCCATCAGCAAAAGCTAAAGTAACATTACCAGACGCAACACTAACCTCTACATATCCACCAATTGCATCATCTAATAAATCAATAAGTGAATCGTTTAAAACGTCACCCCATGTTCCTATATTTTCTCCATCGGTTTGTTTTACAAAACCTAATTGTGTATAGTTAGACATTTAATTTGCTACTCCTCTTGTCCATGTTTCATCTCCTCCAGATGTTGTATCTATAAGTGACCATAATTTAGCTGTGCCAACAGCTCCTGTTCCTGCACTACCAGTAACAGTGTTAACAGTCGCTGTGCCTGTTATATTAGCAGACAAATCAGCTATACTTAATCTAAAATTATCGTAACCAACTTGATTTATTGTTGCACCACCAGATGCCTGTTCAGTTCCTAATGCAAGTGTTGCTGCGATGCCTGTTTCAGAAAGAACGATACCATCATTCCATCCGTCATCACCATACGCACCTGCGTTCCATCCACCAGTGCCCGAAGCCATTAGCTAATCCTAATTAAAGCCGTGTTGTGTGCTGCTGTTGGAAACTGTATTTGAAAAGTTCCATTTGATGATGAAAAATCAGAACCAAAATCTAAGACTGCTATGGCTGCATTTGATTTGCTATTGTTATAAATTAAAGCTCCTCTTGCAGTAATAGTAGCCGAAGAAAAACTTGGGTCTGCTGCATCAAAAAACGCAACGCTGTTAGATGTGTCTAATGACACCGCTTGACTAGATAAAGTTGCTCCACCTGCTGTGTAACCAGTGCCAGATACTTCGTTTGAAGTGGTGTAGGCAGTTGTTGTTGCGTTAAGTGTAGCATCTGATGTGTATAGAGCTATTTTAATTGTGTCTCCACTAGTTCCTAAATTATGTGCTCCATCTAGACAATCTTGTTTAAAAGCGTTTGTTAAAGTTTGCGTAATTGCCATGTGTATCTCCTATGTACTCATTTGTTTTAAATAATTTTCACCCATTACATTTGCGGGTGCTGTGAAATCATCTCTTCTTCTTCTTCTTGCTTGATTATTAACTGCTTCTACGGCTTCTTTGTACCTTTGAGTATAAATTGCGTAGTCCTCTCTACTTTTTGTAAAAGTAGATGCTTCCATTAAACAACCATAAAGTAGCAAATCTTGTGCATTTTCTGTTAACCAGTTAGTTGTATTTGAACTAGATAATTCTGCTAATCTTCTTGAATATGTCATTTCAATACTTAAAGCAGCACTTGGTGTTGGTGCAACTAAAATTGCAGTGTCTGAATAATTTGCCCAATACTTAGGTGTTCCAGTTGTTGCTGAATTTTTCCAATAATCATAGATAAACTCATCAGTTCTTTTTTCTAAAAAAACTCTTTCTGAACTAGAATTAATTAGTAAGAAATGAAAAATTACTCTTGCATCAACGGGTTTACTAACAAATCTGTCACCAACATTAAAAGATGAATTGGCTGATTCATGAAATGCATATGGGTCTACATCTCTAGCTATTCTTTGCTCTGCTAGTGAAATAAAATTTGCAGTTTCATTAGAAAACTCTGTTCCATCATTTTCCATCCAATCTTTTATGTCTTGTGTAAGACTGCTAAATGTCATTGTTGCCATGTCTATCCTTACGCTACATCATCTATAAGTGCTGCTACAATTACCTCTGCACTTGCATCACCTGCATCACCAATGTCAGCACTAATTGCGTGTATGTCTGCTACAGTAGCATTTGGTAATCTTGCAAACCAAGATTGCTCTGGGCCTACAAATATGCCATCTGCTAAATTAAATGCAGCCGTTCCTGCATCTATTGATATTACTATACCATCAGCAGTGCTTGTGTTTTTAACAAATAAAAATTTGACTTTGTCTGCTGTGGCAACTGCTGTTGGTGCTGTGTCTTGGTCAACTGCTGTATAATCTAAAAAATTACCTGCAATTAAATCAGCACTCGTTGTTGTAACACTTGTAAGTTTATAATACCATTTATCATTAGCATCATCTGGTGTTACAATCATTGAGCCACTAATTACCTTTGCTATTTCATCTGGTAATAAAGTTGCTTTTAAAGTAATTGTTGCATCATCAGCCATTATTTTTTACCTTCTTTTTTTAATCTTTCTTCTCGCTCTTCGTATTTTTTTATTTCCTCTGGAGAGGGTGTTCTTATGTATCCTTTCTTAGGATTTCTTACGATTGCCATTTTTATTGGCTTTACTACTGCATCTGCCATACTACCCCTTTGTTATTTTAAATTGTAAACCTTTTACAGGCACAACTACATTCTTAACTTTTTTCGATGTTAAAATGTTTCCAGAGGTGTCCTGTGTATTTATACGGCCCGACATGGGTAAGTGTTGACCCGATGTCTGCGTAGATTTTTCCTCCGATTTTTTGCCATCTTCTTGAGAAGGCGTAATCTTCTGATAAATATCTTCCGTCATCGTCTTTCATTGTATCAAAAAACAAATATGTGTTTTCTGAATTAAATTCTTTTCCATTTAATATTTGGTCTGAAACATATTTTAAATCTTCATATGCTTCTTTCATTTTAATTAAACACTCTCTTTTAATTAACATGAAACCTGTTGCAGCGTCTAATACCTCTGCAAAACCTTTATCTATTTTTATTTCACCTTTATTTGCAAAATTTAAAACATAAGGATGACATGTATTTCTGTAATCTTTTTCATTTTTAATTAGCTCTGGCATCATATTCCAACTAATTAATTTCATTGGATAAGGAGCACAGATAACATCTTTGTCATACTCAAAATATCTTTTTAGATTATCTGGACTAAATCCTATATCTGCATCTATAAACAATAGATGTGTAAACTTTTCATTATCTAAAAAGTTAGCAACTAAAGTATTTCTAGCTCTTGTTACTAATGACTCTTGTCCAAGAGTTTGTATATTTAAACCTATTTTATTTTCTAAACAAAAGTTTTGTAATTCTAAAACTCCATGAAGATAATCTTCAGTAAGCATGCCACCATAACAAGGGGTGGCTACAAATAATTCTATTTTAGCTGACACTCACAGATTCATTACCTAAACTTACGCTTAAAGTCAAGGCAGTGACTAGAGGTGTTGCATTTGCAGACTTAAATGTAGATTCAATTTTTCTATCTGCACTTGTTACACCAAGAGATGCTAATAAAGAATTTACCGCACCATTTTCTAATTGTTCAGTCGGCTTTAATTTTACTGGAACTCTTGCATCTTTCAACGCTTGAGCATCTGGTTTATGTTTTCTTGGTTCTAGTTGAGGATGTTTTGCCTCAAACTCTGAACGATGAACAAATGAACCATTCCATTCTTTAACCATTTCGTTGTATGGGAACTCCATACCACTTCTATCGGATATAGCTTTCGCATACTTACCAGATGAAAAAGGCATTATATATTATACCTTAAATCTGGTTTAATTATCATGTCAACTTTTTCTCTGTTGTCTTCCATTGCTCTTCTAAGCTCTTCTTCATACAACATTTTAAGTTCTTGTCTTCTTTGTATTTCTATTTGCGGTCTACGCAAAGCTAAATAGTAAGCTAATCCACTTACAGCACATGGTAAAAATCTATCTGGCATGTCAACTGTTTCTGTTGCTGCCGTAATGTCTTCTATTCTTCTTCTTTCATTAAACTTAAAAACATCAGCCGCATCCGGTGTTGGATATAAATATACAACTGGTGTTAATTGTTTATCTAAAAAATATTGAGATGGTCTACCTGTGTCTGCTTTGTTTGGTATTTTTAAATAATCATCTCTACTAATTCTTTCTAATTCAAAATCAGTAACTGTAGAGTCTGAGTTTGTTTTTTGTATAACTGCCTCTGTAATATCCACTGTGTGACTGTTCAATGTATAACTAGCAGTGTTTGCCGTTAAAGTTTGAGTTGATTCTGTAACAGTCCATAGTTGAACATTTCTATTACTCCACTCTTGTAATAATAAATTTAATTGTCTTCTTCCAACTGAAGATTCTTTACCTGTTTGTGGTTCTCCACCAATACGGGCGTAAGCATCTTCAATGATTTCATCAACAGCAAGAGTAAAAGTTCTAGTTCCAGAGGTAGCCATAATATTAATATGTTTTTGATAATTTTAAAATAATTGTGTAGTGGTCTCCACTAGTGTGTCCTGTAGTTGTTAATAGTAAATCACCATTAATACCAGAACCTGCATTGTTTGTTATACCACCAAAATCACTTGTATCAATGTAACCTTGCGATGTGTGTGCTCCATTACTACCTAAAACTTTACAAACAACGTTAGAAGTTGCGTTCCATAATAAGTCAACTCTCATACCAAATATATCGTAATATATTTCCTGTATAGCTACTCTTGAACAAGACTCACCATTAGTGTCTTTTGCTAGAGCAGAAACGTCAACTTTAGTTACAGCACTTTCACCAGTCCCATCTGATATGTTTGTAAGTTTTACAAGAATGCTTTTTGCACCAACGTTATCACCTATAGTTTGCGATGTTACTGCATCTGCCATTTTTTACCTCCAAAAATAAATAAAAGCTCGCTCCTCATTACAAAGAGGAGCAAAGCTATTGTTTTACAAATATTCATTAAAATACTGAGTATTC